AGTGCAGCAGCCTTCCAAGCTGAATACGAGGGTTCGATTCCCTCTACCCGCTCCAACACTTAGCCGTTCTGGCGCTGCCGTGTTTACAATCTGGTTTACAATCCGCGTTCCGTTCATGTTCTGTCTGAGCGGCTGGCGTGCAGCGCTAAGCGGGCCTCAACGCCCTGCAGAAGACCTTCGTTCAGCATGGCGGCGGCGGCTTTTTGATTGCCGCCCATGACAGCGAGCAGTGTCGCTGCCACCACACCCTCTAGAGTACCCAGAGTTTCAGATGATTGATGATGGACGTCGCGGCCATCGACGATGACCTCCGCAGCGCGGATCGTTCTTACCGTATCTGGCTGCATTCAACCCCCTGCCTGTTCCCATTTGAGTATAGCCGCCGCGGCGAGGTGGTGCTGCCGGACGCCCTTCGCGTAGTGCGCGACCATGGCGAGGCCCTGCCCCGTCACGGCCGCCGTCTCGGCCTCGGTTGCGCCCGCTTCGAGCAGCATCACCACGGCCGATTTCCGCAGGCCGTGAAACACCAGACCGCGCTGGGTGGCCATTTCCGGCTTGTGTTTGCGCCAGACCGTCTGGAAGCCGCGCCACGGCCGTCCCTCGGTCGAGGTCAGGATTGTCACCGACCGTCGCGGAATGGTCGCCAGCACCGCCTGGAGGCGGTTGTGGGCCGGGATCAGCAGCACCTTGCCGGTCTTGCCCTGCCGGACGTGGATCACGCCGCGATCGGACAGCGCCGACCATTTCATGGCGAGACAGTCACCGAGCCGCTGCCCGGTGTAGAGCGCCAGCGCGACGGCCCACCACAGATCCTCGCGGCCCTTGGCCACCAGCTCGGCCTCGGCCGCTTCGATCGCCTCCCACGGCCAAGGCGCGTAGCCGTCGCCGCTGCGCAACGGCTTGATCTCGCGGCACGGGTTGTCGTCGCGCCAGCCGCGCGGTACGCTCCATCCCAGCATCGACGACAGGCAGCGCATCATGTTGTTGGCCGTCGCCGGCGTCTCGCCGAACCGGTCGCGCAGGGCAAGCACGTGCTTGGGCTGGATACCGCGCACCTCGAGGTGGCCCCATGCCGCGACGATTCGCCCGCGATGGCGCAGCCACTCGCGCTGGGTGCCGGGCGATAGCGATGTCCAGGCCGGAGACGCGGCCCAGGCGGCATCGAGCGCGGTGACCGACGTTGGCGCGGGGCCGGGGACAGGCAGGTTGAGATGGCCAGCATAGGCCGCGTAAAACTCGGGCGCGCGCGGGTCATCCGGCAGCCGGATCGGCTTGGCCGCCCGGTCCGTGCCGCGCCGCAGGTGGAGGTAATAGTACGGGCGGCCGGTGCGGTTGCGCACCATTTTCACGTGCGGCGGCAGTTTTGGTGGCGTTGGCACGGTCGAGTCCGCTGAGGTAGGGGTCATCATGGGGCACCTCCGGAGTGTGGCCGCGCTGGAGCCATGAGTCCACGTCTTCCCACCGCCACAGCTTGGCTTCGCCGACGGCGATCGGCTGTGGCAGCAGCCCGCGCTTGACGAGCTGGTCGATCGCGCCGGGTGCCAGATCCAGCCGCCGCGCCAACGTCTCGCGCTTGCAGTAGTCCGGCAATGGCCGCGCCGGGGTCATGTGGGTGCCCCATCAGGCTGATTGGCCAGCCGAAGCAGCACGTCAGCGTGGCACGGCTGATCAAGCGGGCACCAGCAGGCAAGGTCGTGTCCGCGCAGTTCGGCCCGGACCTGCTTGATGCTGGGATAATCTGGCGCTGGGAACGCGCCACGGCAGTCGTCCCACTCGCCCAGCAGAACGTCTTCGAAGTGGGAGACAGCTTGATCGGCGGCGGCTATGAAAACGCCGGCGACGGTCTCACCGATGCGAAACGGGTTGCCCCACCTTGTCGGTCGGCCAACGTAGATCGCTCCGTCTGGCATTTTCCAGCCTCGGGTGCGCTGACGCTGGATGCGTTGCAGGGGCATCACGCCACCTCTGCCGGTTCACGGGCGGCCACAGGGTCAGATGCTGACCGACGCGGGTTCCATTTGATGTCGGGCAGGTCGTCCCAATCCGTCGCGAGGTATTCGTCAAACCGCGCTTGGTCGATAACGATCACGCGCGTGTAGTCTGTAAAAAACGACGCTGGTTTTTGCGCTTCGTTGAATGCCTCGACAGCCTTCGCCAATTCGTCCGCCATAGGCAGATCGTTGGCGTCAAAGTCCTCGTGCATTTCATCGGCGAGACTTTCGTGAATGCTCTCCAGATCGATTTGCGGCGTGACTGGCGTCGTGCAGAACACGAACGGCGGCGGCTGAGGTGTCGTCGCGCCGGGTTCTGCCTGCACAAATGTCCCGTAGCGGTCCGCTCCCGCGACGATGCGCAGGACAAGATCGTCTGGCGGTGGCACCCACACGACTGCTGGCCCTTTTTCCTCGCCCCAGTGCTCCAGGTGATCGGCTAAACTCGCGGAGTAGCCATCGCCCCATGAACCGCTGCTCCAGTGACACCAGACGGGATCGCCGTCGTCTGGCACGATCCGTGCCTTACGCGCCCGATTGCGATCAGAGTGCCAAGAGTCCCGTGACCAGCATGTGCCGCACTTGCCGCCGCCGTTCGGCATCGTGACGCCGCACGATGAACACGCGTGCTGGTATCGGCAGCACTCCTTGGCCGCCGCAAGGCTAAGGGCAGCGCGTTGATGCTTCAGGCTTTTGACGCTGCCGCACCTGCCGCAGGCATAGGCGACGAGCTTTCCCGTGCCTCCCGCGTGCAGTGGGACGGGATCACGGTGGCTGTAGAACCGCCGCTCATATTGGTTACTCGTGGTGCGCACTGGCTCGTCGATCAGCACCTTAAGACTTGGACGTACCGCCTTGCGAACCGATGGACGGCGCCCGTGCATTTGGTAGCCGTTCATGGTGCCACCTCCGTCCAGATCTTGCCGCCGTGGTGAGGATCGGTCGGGCTCTGGTCGTATGAGGACGCGCCCGGCATCTCGTTCCACTCGCGGCCGTCGAGCAAGCGGCCGGCGCGGGCCTTGCCGACGTTGACCACAGGATACTCGCCCATCTCGAAATCCGGACAACGGTAGTCCGGCACGTCGATTACGCCGCTAGGGTCGAGCAGCATCCACTCGCGGCCCCACTCGTCCTCTGGTCCCATCGGGAGCCAGTTGCCCCACTGCTTGAAGAAGTACGGCACGCCTGCCGCCTGGCACTGATCACGGATCGTCCTTGCCCAGTCAGGATGCATCGGACGCGCGCCGGGGCCGCTTTCTCCGCCGACGATGATCCAGTTAACGTCTTTCATCCACGTTCGAGATGAAAGCCGATCGCCTGCTGGGTGAGCCACTCGACGCGTGAAATCAATCGACCCGAGCAAGGGCTCGGCTGACACAAACCTTACCGCAGCAGGTGTTTCCAGCAGGTCAGGAATGCGCTCGTTGGCGCGGCGCTGGTCCTCGGCAGAGACGCCAAGCCAGACGTTTAGGATTGGCCACCAGTGCGCGTTCTGGCCTGTAGTTCGTCTGAACGCCCGAGGTTGCGCCATGAGTAGCATCAGGGCGTCGACCACGCGGTCGGGAGTCGTCGCCGATGCGCAATACTCCCGCATCCGCTTGCTGCGCTTCGTCAGCACTTGGAACGTGTGCTGCGGGCATATCGCCATCACCGCAAACACCCGGTCGATCCACTCGTCAGGCACGTCCTCGTGAAACAGATCGCCCATCGAATTCACGAACCAGGTCGTCGGCTTTCTGGTTCGCAGCGGCTTGGTCAAAATGTCGTCCGGGGCCAGCGCGACTTTGCCGGTCCAGCCAGGCTTGCCGTTGACCCACTTTGTCGTGCCCGCGTAGTGCGCGGCCGGAACTGCTTTGCAGGCCTTGACGGCAGCGTCGCCCATGGCCTCCAGCCGCGCCGCCATCTTCATCGCGTAGCAATTGGTGCAGCCGGGGCTGACGATGGAGCACCCGACGATGGGATTCCAAGTCTTCCCGGTCCATTCGATCTTGGTCATGCCGGCACCGCCTTGGGCACCATGTCTTCCGGTTCGGCGATCATTTGTGCCCCTCCTCATATTCTTCGCTGCGTTCCTACAGGCCTGGCGCAAGCATCGGTCGCGGCGGCTCTGGCTCAAGCCAGGGCTTCATTTTTTCCAGCACAGCCACGATCTGCGTCGCCAGCTGCCCGATTGCGCCGCCGATCAGCACGTAGAGCGGCATCACCAGCAGGACGCCGCTGGCCTTGGCGAAATACGCCGCGCCTGGCAGATCAAGGCTGACCATCACCGGGGTGACCATGCTCACGCCGATCGCAGCCATAAGCATGAGCCCGGCCATGACGATGGTCACCGGAGGCGGGGTTAGCAGGCGAATGCAGCGCGCGATGCCAGAGAGCATCACACCGCCCCCTTGGCTTGAGCCCACGTGGCGAGGCAGTTGTTGGCAATGGCCCCGTCTTTCTCGACCTGGAACGCTGCCAGAGCACGCGCCCGGATGTCCGCGTTGACCTCTGCCTCGGTGCGGTGCTCGCCGCAGACGTGTATGTCTGCGGCGGCTTTCGACATTGTTATGCTCATGCTGCACAACGGGTTTCGGCGGCACATCACAACATCGTCGCGGGGAGTGACTGCGTGGTTGGGGTGCACGGATTGACCCAAAAACGCGCAGTTCGCGCAGCGCCGTTGGGGCCACAGCATCATGATCGTGTTCCTTGTCCCATCGCGTTCCCGGCTGTGCCGCCGATGGCGTACCCGGCCACGCGCATTTCCGGCGGCAGCCATCCGCAGGCGCTCGCGGCCTCGGCTGCGGCCTTGCCGATCTCGGCCTTTTTCATGTCCGCGAGAACGTCGACGGGAGCGAAGTGCGCCGCCTGCCCCGCTTCGATCATCTCTTCGATCGCCGCCAGCGCAACCGCCTTGGTCGCGCGGTGGAAGTAGTTGAGCGGATCGAATTGCCGACGCGCGGCATCAAGATAGGTACCGGGCGGGACGACCGCCATCACCGCGGCATCCGCTGAATGCAACGCTCCGCCACGTCCGTCGGACACGTCGAGCGCCCGTGCGATGTGCGTCCGGAGCTTGCACAGGACCTCGTCGTCGGTGAAGGCCATGGCCGCGACCAGCGCGGCATCGAACCCGGCCTTGGTTTTGCGCGGCCCAGTGTGCTGCCCCGTGTTCATCCCTGTATCCTGGGGCTGGTGCCCGCGGAACGTGGTGAAACCGGCCTTGACTCTGCGCGCCCAGACCTCCGCGTCGAGCGACGCCACCAGCAGCCGCAAGGCCAGCATCGGGTCAGCGCGGCCGACGGCCTCGGCGGCCGCCAGCGTCCGGGCGATCGTCACCTCCTGGGCCAGGGCTGCGGAGATCGAGAACGGTCCATTCGCGGCTGGGGGCGGTGGGACGTGTTCGCTCTCCCCGGTATTGCCGTCGCCATCTTGCCAGTCATCGTCATCACTATCGACGACGCCCTGCCCGCCGCACGTCTCGCAGTCGTCACTCTCGACCCCGGCGCAGTCTGGGCAAATATCGGTGGCGCCGTCTTCTGGCGCGCCATCGTCATCATCCTCGCCATCGCCCGCCACATCTGCCGCCGCGCCGTCCGGCCGGATCACGCCGCGCGTCACGAACATGCCTGTTGGGCTGTTGCCATCGAATTCAACGACAGCACCCGCGGCGGCCCGCTGTTTCGGCGTCAGGCGCGCTACGATACCGGCCACGACCTCGGCGTCGACAACGAACCCGTCATCTCGGCCATCGTCGTCGGCGTCGATCGTGTCCCATCCGTCCCAGCCGCCCGGCCATCCTTGTGGCAGGTCGTCGGCCAGGGCGACCCAGCCCCAGCCCTCGGTGCGCAGCGCGTCGAGTTTCGCGTCGGCGACCTCGCGCTTGGCGTCTGCGACTTCTTCGACCTTCTCCATCTGATCTGACATTGCACCCCTCCATTTCGTTGAGTTGACTTCAATCGTCGGGTTGCGCCGGGGCTTGATGCCCTCTTACCCTGGCGCACTCCCCGCCTCAGCGACCGTGTGGTCTCCGGTCGCTATCTCTTTTGGGTCTTCCAGTTGACGCTCCCGTCGAACCGCCGGGACCCCTGGAAGCCGCGGCCACGCAACTTGTTCGACGTCGGCTTATCCGTGGGCACAAAATCGTCGGGTTGTTTGACCAGCATCTTCCGGCGAAACTCTTCATGCTCGGGCGCGATCCGCCGTACTTTGGCGACAATGCTCGTGTCTTTTCCTGACTTCTCGCGGTGCTCGGCGATCGGGCGGGGCACCAAGTTGGTCGGGTGATTTGATCCACCAAGCGCGTGGAGAACGACGTGGTCGAACTCAAAGCAGCCGATGATCTCCTTCGCCGTCATTGTGCGGGCTCGGTCTCGGTCGACGACGGGAGCAAGGCGTCCATCGGCGGTCGGTCGGCAGATGGTGAGCAACGCGCTTGCGCATCTCTCCGCGAGGGTTGGCTTTTTGCGGGGGCGCTTTTCGAGAAGGCGGCGCACTTCGTCTTCGCGAGACGATGCTTCGACTTCAGTTGCGCTTTCGTCATCGGCTTGTGTGCCAGCCAGCCCCGCTGCCACTCTTTCGTCATCCCCGGCTTCGCGAGTTCGCCGTTTCGCGCCGCCTTGAACCCCTCCATCAGCGTCCACCGCCCCATTTGATTTGCCCTTTGTGAATGCTACCCGACGGCTAAAGCCGTGGGGCTTCTCCTGGTTAACCATGGAGCGTTCCCCCTTCATAAGCCGCAACCGGCGCGGGGCCGGGTTTACGGCTTGCTCGGGTGTCGGGTAGATGCGGATTTTGGTGGCGCTTAGCATCAGACGTTCTTCTGGTTCTCTATGTATTTCTTGACGATCTTGAGCGGAGCGCCGCCGACGCCTATCCTTCCCCCTGCCTAATAAGGCCAGAGGGATGTCGGCGATGTTGCTCATGTCATGGCTCGACGAAGAAACTCTGTTCTGATCTGCAAGGCTTCGCGCTCTCGTTGCCTGCGCTCGACAAGCCGATCTGCGGCTCGAGAGCGCGCGGATGCGCGATCGACGATCTTGTTCCGTTTGGCTGAGACCGCGTTACGCTTGCGCTCGAGTTCTGCGATCTCTCGATCAAAGCATTCGATCGCCTTGACCTCCCAAACCTCAAGGTGAGCGCGCCAGTTGCGGGCCTGTGGCATGGCTAAACCTTCATCGCGCGGTAGTTGGCCGACGACGATCGCCAGACCTCTATCTTCAAGGCAGCCGCATCGCGAAGTGCGCGCAGCTTTTCATACTCGGCGCACGCGATGGCATCGTCTTCGACCCGCTGGAGGTAGGCTTCGGAAGCGCGAGCTTCGACCTCAGCCTTGACGGCTGAGAGACCAGGGTCGCAAAGCTTCATGCTAAGTGCGAGCTGGACCTTGATCATGTGGCCTGCGCGGATCATCTCGCCTTTGGCCAGACCGACTTCAGCAGCGCTGTCTCGCAGAAATGACAGCGCCCGCTCGACTTGATACTCCGTGACGATCGGGCCGGTTAGCTGGGGCTCTACGTCGTCTGCTTCAACGTCGGTAACAACGTCGGTCACTGGTCTTCTCCACTCAGGATGGTTTCAGCGATCTTGCGGCGTTCGGGCGTGAGTCGTTCGAGGATGCCGGCGTTGGCCTCTCGAACCTCGTTCGCTTCGGCCTCTGTCGAGCAGAACCCGATGTCCTCGCGCAGCTTGGCAAGGAACCCCTCGGGGTCGGCGATCGTGTCTGGTTGGCCTTGGGTGTCACCCCCTAGCGATGCTACGACAGGGGGTGGCTTGTTGGTCGGGGACTCTGGAATGTCATCGGCCACAATGCTGATGGGCTTGGCGGCAGCCATCCGGCGTTCGGCGCGAAAGTCTTCGGCCTCATCGTCGGCGACGACACCGAGCATGACGGCCGGAGCATGGGCTCGAGCCCACTCTCGAGCGCCGCGATAGCGTAGCTGACGCTCCCAATCCGCAGGGCTGGCCCACGGCGATTTGCCGCCCCGGTGCCACTGCGCGACTGTGCCCCTGATCGTGCGCTCGAAATTCTCGCCGGCTATCGTGCCGCGAACCACGACGCCTAGCTTCTGGTCGTCAAACTTGCGATCGGGGCCGTCGTTCACGAAATCGTAGCGCAGACGCACCCCGAGGTTGGCCTCAATCACGGCCGCCACGAGCTTGCCTTCGTAGCAAAGCTTGCCGTGCACCACGCTGACACACTGCGCGACGGCGAAGGGATCCATCTTCCATCCCAACGCCTGGTTGACGATCATGAAGCAGTTGGCCAACACAACTTCGGGTGTGTAGTGCTCAATGACGGCGCCGTCCTTCATCTTGCACCGCAGAGAATCCGGCATCAAACTGCCGCGCGCCATCATGGTCGCAACCCGCTGCATGTGCTCAAAGCGGGCGGTGTCGAATATCGGCACGTCATCCACCACAACGCGGATTTCGCGCAGCGGGGGCGGCGGTGTTTGCGGGGGCGGTGGAATGATCTGGATGTCTTGCCGCGCTGCGCCGTTCGGCGGCGGCGAGCCGTTGATCGTGGGCTCCATGTGATCGGTCATTCGGCGGCGCCCCTCTGTTCATTTGGATTGTTCTGCCAGGACATCATGCAGCCCGGCACTTCCGCCTTGGCCTTGGCCGCCTTGTCGGCAAGCTTCTGGATAAGGGCGATCAAGTCTGGATGGCGCTGGGCCGCGTAGTATGCGGCGGCTGCACCCAGATCGGTGATGACGGCAGTCGCTGGCGCTTCGCGCAGACTGCGACGGGGGGCTACCGTGCCGGAACCCAGCATGATCTTCGGCACCGGAGCCACAACGGCGACGGCCACGGGCGGCACTGGTGGCAATTCGGGTAGGCTGCCGGTCATGGCCGCAACCGGGTCGTTGCGCTCCATCTGCGCGCGTTCTGCCTCGGCCTTTGCTCGCTCGGCGCGCTGGGAGTCGATCCGGGCTTGAGCCTCGGCCTCGGCGATCTTGCGCTGTTTGGCCTGCTCGGTCGCAAGCCACTCGTTGCACTTGACCTGCATCGAGCGCACGACGCTTTCGGCCTCGCCGATGATGATCTGGTAGCGCCGCCGTATCTCGGCCACGGCATCCTCGTGCGGCTTCTGCTCGGCGCGACGGGAAGCCTCCGCCGCCTTTGCCATCTTGGCAATGCGCTGGCTCCAATCGGTGAGGCGGTCAGCATCCGCGCTAGTGGCAATCGGCTTTGTCAGCGCGACGCGCGCCTCGCTGCAATCACCCATCAGGTCCAGCCGCATGCGCTGGAACGCGTCAAGATCGCCGGAGTTATGGCCCGGGCCTCCGTGTGGCGCTGCCACCTTCTCTCTTTCGCCGTCGGATGGCGAGGCCTCGGGCACGGATGGCTTGAGCGGCGGCGGATCGGCGATCCAGCGGCCATGCTCCATCCAGTATCTGTAATCGTCCTGCGAGACCGCATGAGACCGGCACCAAGGCCACTCGGTCTCCGCGTCGGCAGTGGCGTCCATGCCGACCACACATTTCAGGACAAGCCCTCCAGACCAAGCGTGCTTGGTGCCGCCCGTCCTCTCGTCGACCAGCATGATCTTGACCGGAACGAAGGGGCCGTTCCGCCCCTGACGCTTGCGCCAGATGCCGGGCTGGGGGTTGTCGTAGTGCCCGGCTTGGTAGAGCGTGGGCAGATAAGTCGGCTTCTTCACATCGTCTTTGATGGCGCCGGACTGGCGGCCGATTTGGTCGCGCCAAGCCGCGTAAATGTCGATGGTTTCCACTTACGCCACCCGTCCGCGAATGGCCCGGTGCGTGCCCCACTCTTTGGCGGGGTCGAAATCTGCGTAGTCCGGCTTCTCGTTGTCCGGCATTCCTTCGATGTGTTTGGCCAGTTGCGGCCATAGCGGATCCTTCGGGTCGAGCAACGTCCGGGTCGGGCGCGTCCCGGGCGAATAGGTGTAGATGTAGATGTCGGAGACATCGTCACCTTCCCACAGCCAGTCGGCGTCGAACTCGACGTTCGACAGGACCGCCACGCGATTCGTCCCGAGCAGAGGGATCGACAGCTCGTCGATGCAGATGGTGTTCATCGCGCACCCCCAGCAGCGACGCGGCGGCGGCTGGCTTCGATGGCTCGGGCTGCGGTCGGGCCGACTGCCGCGCATAGCGCCACGATGTCGTTCTCGGGGCACTGCCCGGGAATGGCGCGGCGGATGTGATCAAGCACAACGTCGCGGCAGGTGCGGTCCAGATATTGGACGGCAATCTGCCACCACGGGTGATCGACTGTGATGTCGGTCCATGACCGCTGCGCCACCCCTGTGGCATCGACTTGGGTACCAAGGGCGCTGAGCGTGATGACGGAGTAGTCGTCCGGCTGGTCGCGGTTGCTGCGGACCTCAGCGATCATCGCAATGCGCACCAGCAAATGGCCGTTGGCGCATGGCGTATAAGTAAACGGCACAACTGCGGTGACAGTCTGATGATTGTTGTTCATTGTGCGATCTTCCTGCAAAATTTGCGTCGTCACTGGCTCTGCCCTCATGCAGGGCAGCACACACCCCGGGCGGCAAGGTTTTGGCCAAGCGATTCGGGTTGGCAGAACCAGTGACTGAAGTTAATAAGGACCAATTTGGTCCGGTTTGCAAGAGGCTATCCACATCAAAAGGTACATTGTTGACGAAGTGTGTGTTGCGTGCCTTTTTGGTCCGTGACAACTTGTCAACAGCAGTCTTTGCTCAAGCTTTCTCTGACGGGCCGGGCAGTCAAGACGAACCGGCACAAGTCGATAATGTGGTGGCGGATGTCATGCGCTGGAGGGCATATATGCCGCGCAATAATAGCAAGTTAGGCGCAGATTCGCGTCGCGCTAAAAAATCTGCTGATTATTTTAGGAGTTGCGCTTCTGGTGAAGATCACGGCCGGGTCGTTCTGCGCCGTATCCGATTAGAGGGGACACACGTTCTGGCCTGGGAGGTCCCGTCGGTCACATCAAAGGGGCCAGGCTATCAGGCTGGCTTCTTCGGGGTAATCGCGCAGTCCGCCTGCGGGTCAGTTGATCGGCAACAACACACCGACAAGCCGTGCTGCAACGCTATCGTCATCAAGCGAGACGATGGTGTTAGCTCCGGGCCTATTGGTGAAGGCCAGCCCGGGCGCATGGAACTGGCGAATGACTAGGCACCCCTTGTCTCGGCGAAAGTTCGGATCGTTGATCTCGACCAATACGAGGTCGCTGGTTTTAACAGAAGCTACGGCAGCGTCGGTGCAGCTAACTGGGACGATTGCGCCTAGTTGCGCTGGCCAGACATTTGAAATGTTATTTAAAACAACGCGGTAGAATCGTATCCCCTGGTGGAAGAGGGGCCGCACGTAGGCCTCTAGTTCGGATTCCTCGACGTGCTCGACCTCGTCCGTCAATTCGGCAAGGCTTGCCGTGTGGAGCAGGTCTGACGGCCTCACGTGGAGCGCCGCCGCAATCCTGTTCATCCACTTTTGCGTCAACTGACGCTCGCCCCGCTCAAGCCGCCCGATCTGCTCTCGGGATGTGCCGACCATCTCAGCGACGGCAACCTCGGACAACCCTTTAGATTTACGAATCTCACGGATGCGGTTGCGCAGCGCTCTGGTCGAATCATTTGCCATCGCTCACTGACGCCACGACCTGCGATTTTAAAAGACAAATTTTGTGGTCCATAACCTGCGATTTTAAAAGACAAATTTTGTGGTCCATAACGCATTTCATGCGGACCAAAACAGCCACTCTGAGGAAACATTGACATAGGGGACCAGTGCGGTCTAACATGACACGCATGGACGCTTTGAGAAAATGGATGTCCGAGCACAGGCTGACGACCGACCAAGTCGCCGGCAAGCTGGGCTGCACGACGAGAACGGTCGGGCGGTACCTCGCTGGCGAGCGTATTCCGGACCGGGTGGCCATGACGGCGATCTACAAGTTGACCGAGGGCCGCGTGACCGCGAACGACTTCTATGGCCTGTCGTCTGCCGACGGCCAGAGAGCGGCGTAAGTATCTGATTTTGTGTGTAAGTTGCGCGCGCGTCGGTGGGCGATCATGGGCTCGGACGAACGGCATCAGACCGTGGCCGGGTTAAGGCATTGATGCAATGAACGCATGGCGAAGCGGGCTCAGCCCGAGGGAGTCGCGCGTATCCTGCTAGTCGTTCGTGGTCGACCACCGGCGCGCGCAACGTCTCCCAAGCGTGTGCTTGCGGCGGCGTCAATCGCGCACGAGGGGTCCACTGCCATGTCGTTTGTCGGCAATATCGTTCGCCTGTTTGCTGTTGCAAATAGGCCGCACATCATCAACAAAAGTGACTTCTCAGAAGTTGATGTCGACATCAAGGCAGATGTCTTGCCGCCGGTGTCTGACCTCTGGCCCGACGATGAGGACGCCGTGCCTACGTGGCGGCTTGACCAGGAAGCAAGGGCCGCGGCGGGCGGCTACCGTCTGCCGAACTACAGGACGGGCCAAGAGTTCCAGGCCGCCGTTGCGCTGTGTGAAACGCGGTTGACGACCCCTGTCGTCGTCACGCCACCACTGAGACCCAACGATTCGTTGCTGCCTATCCTGGCGCCGGACGTAGCTGCGCGATTGTTTCTTGAATGGATCAGGTCGCGATCGCTGTGTGGGCCGATCAGCACAGACGATCTGTCTATTTTCTATGCGGAGTTCTGCACAGAGCGCGGCGAGCGGCAGTCCCCCGAGAACATCATGCGCAGTCGCCTCAAGCGGCTCCCTGGCGTCTCGTCACGCGTGGCAGACAAGTATCTTCCTGGTGGTGGCCGCGTTCGCCAGACGATCTGGCTGATCAGCGCAGACCCGATCAAGAAGGCCGCCTGAACGGAAAAAGCCTCCCGAGTAGCAGCTCGTGGAGGCTTTTGTTTTTGTAGCAGGTCTCTCCGCCAAGAGGCAACCCGCCGAGCGTTGCAACGAAACTTTCGACACCACATCTCAAGGACCGGTTGCGAACATGACAACTTTAGCCAGTGTGCACGAAGAGCGCAAGCGTAATTTTTCTCCTGTTGAACCACCGGTAGGTGAGCCGCCAGCGGCGCCACACAACATAGAGATTGAGCAGGCCGTCCTCGGCGCTCTCCTCGTGTGGAATACCTCGGTCGAGCGGCTCGAGTTTCTCAGGCCCGAACATTTCTTCGACCCGCTACACCAGAGCCTATACCAGACCATCTGCGGAATGATCGCCGAGGGCCGATCGGCAACCCCGGTGTCTCTCCTGCCGGTGGTTGAGGCTATGCCCGAGATCCGGCCTGGGCTGTCGGTCGCCCAGTACCTCGGACGGTTGGCCACTCACGCCTCCATGCCGGGCGATGTCAGCAGCTACGGCAGGACGGTTTTTGAATTGGCTTCGCGCCGGGCCCTGATCGAGATCGCGCACTCCATGCTGGATAGCGCCGGCGACCCGACTGGCCCGGATCCGTCGCAGTTGATCGAGCATGCCGAGCGGTCGCTCTATGATGTGGCAGCGGCGGGGACCACACCAGACGTCACCATCTTCAAGTCTGCTGTATCGACCGTGGTCGACCAGTCCATGGCGGCGTACCAGGGGGGACGATCTCGCGGTCTGCGTACCGGCCTCGTCGACTTGGATGATGCACTGAGCGGCGGGCTGCAGCCGAGCGATCTCATCATCTTGGCGGGTCGCCCATCAATAGGAAAGACGGCGCTGGCAATCAACATAGGCTGGTACGTCGCAGATCGCCGCCGGAAGGCTCTTGCAGCGGCAGTGCATGGGTCAGCACTCGAAGACGAGGGCGGCATAGTCCATGTGTTTTCCCTCGAGATGACGGACACCCAGTTGGCTGGCCGGGTGCTGTCGTCCGAGGCCGAGGTGCCGTGGTCTGTGATCCGCGCTGGGTCATACCGGAGCCAAGCCGAGGCCGAGCACGTTGTGTCGACGTCGCGCCGCATCGAAGCCGCACCGCTCTACATAGACTACACGGGCGGCATATCCATGCCCAAGCTCGCCAGCCGCGCACGCCGCATGAAGCGCCGGTTCGGCATGGACCTGCTGATCATCGACTATCTGCAGCTAATGACCGGCGGCGGTAATTCAAAAGACGGCCGCACACAGGAACTGACCCAGATCACGGTCGGCCTCAAGTCGCTGGCCAAGGAGCTTGACGTCCCGATCATCGCGCTGTCGCAACTGTCGCGCGCCGTAGAGCAGCGATCCGACAAGCGGCCGCAACTCTCCGATCTGCGCGAGTCCGGCTCGATTGAGCAGGACGCCGACGTCGTTATGTTCGTGTTCCGCGAGGAATACTACGTCGAGCGTGAGCGCCCGAACGCGGACGATCTCAAAGTCTACTCCGAGTGGGAGGACAAGATGCGCCGATCGGCTGGCAAGGCCGAGGTCATCTTCGGCAAGCAACGCCATGGATCCACCGGCATCGTCAATCTCTCGTGGCAGGGTCAATTTACCCGCTTCTCAAGCGCAGCACGTGGAGCACACGCCAATGTCTAGCACCCCGATAGAGAAGGTCCGCATCGCCTACATGGCTGCTGGTGACCTGAAAGTGTTGGCGGAACTGCAGCAGACCATCAGGTGGCAAGAAGCTGCTGGGATGATCAGGGTCATCAGCATGGATGACGAGATTGCGTTGATGCAATGGGTCGACCCCATTAAGGCCGCGCTGTTTTCTAGCGCGAGGGCAGCACCATGACCGGATGGTTTGCAGTGCCTCGGGACATCTTCGACCATCCGTTCTTAGGCATCCACGATCGCCCATTCACAGAGATGGAGGCCATGATGTGGTTGATGCGTTCGGCCGCCACAGAGCAGCGCCGCGTGCCGAACCGTGGATCAATCGTCGTGCTTGATCCAGGCGATCTGGTGGCCTCTCACGCGACGCTGGCAACTCGCTGGATGTGGTCTACCGACAAGGTCCGTCGGTTCCTGCGCAGGCTGGAAATGGAGGCGCTTATCACCCGCGCCACCAATGCGATCCGCACCAAACAAAGCACCAATCAAATCCAGATAATAACCCTTTGTATTGGCGACGTTTTCGACGATCTGGATGGGACTCAGCACCAATCAACGCACCAATCGAGCACCAATCAAGCACCAATCAACGCACCAATCAACGCACCAATCAACGCACCAATCAACGCACCAATCGAGCACCAATCGAGCACCAATCGTAACACACTGATCGTAAACGATAAATCTGAAAACAGATCAACCCAGCACCAATCAACGCACCAATCATCGCACCAATCAACACACCATGCGGCACCACGGGCAGCCACGCCAACACCAATCAAACCGCACCAACCACACCAAACAAATGCGCGGTCTAATGGTCGGAAAAATAACGAAAAAAC